TGGGCTACCTTGGGGAAATGGGTAGCACAAGGAGACATTCGTATGACGTTCTTGGCGACTCAGTATCTACAGCAGCAAGGATTGAATCAAAATGTAAGGAGTACGGGTGCGTCTTACTAGTCGGTGAGAACACCTACAATCAAACAAAGGATGACTTCTTTTACCTAAAAGTTGACGACCTTGCAGTCAAAGGTAAGAGTGTGGGCATCCGTATATATACAGTTATAGACTCTCATTGTGATACGGAATCACAAGAGAACCATAAGTTAATGCACAGTCATTATACTACCCAGAATTTCGACAAATGTATACGAATGTGTCAAAATTTGAAGGGTGAGTTTGGTGGACAACTAGATAAGTATTATGACATGTGGATTGAACGATGTGAATACATGAAGACTCAACAACTTCCAAAGGATTGGAATGGTGTGTTCATAGCAACAACAAAATAATGAGGTGATAATAATGTTGTGGAAAAATTTACTACTAATGAAATTTGAAAATGGATTTCGTATTTTATCTGAAAAAAATACAGAAGATAAACATTTTGTAATTGACGATGTTGAAGTCAATATTGGTGACGAATTCAGAGTGGGCCCAAATGGTTACTTTGAGTTTATCGGCAATCCATCCAAAGAACTTACGGAAATGTACAAATGATGTGGTTAGACTATACTGTCGACCAAGCTGGTAAGAATTTTACAGTGAAAGGCGATTGGAAAGGTGAAGTTATGGGTTGGGACAAGGATGGAAATCCTGGCGCTAAGGAAAATACCCTATATCAACCACACGATGTGTTTGTAGTTAATGAAGATGGATGGTTACTGCATGTTGGAAAAGACGGTGATGTTTTAACTAAGAAACACATCAAGTAATTAACCATTCATTGGGTTAAAATCACTATCTGTTGTGTTTGTTACACCGCCTGATGGAATCAATGCAAGTCTGTTACCAGTATTGTTGTTAGTTACATTATTGTTAACTACATTCTGCATCATAGCTTGTACTGGTGCTTGAGCGACTGCTGAAGCAGTTTCAAGTCCTTGTTGTTGTAACAACATTGTTCTTTGTGTATTAACTTGGACAGCATCTGACTGCATTATAGTTCCCGCCCCAAAATCAGCAGCGTTAGTAGATAGTTGTGCAGTATTCATCCTAGAAGGAACGAAAGTCAAATTACTTGCAGTGTTCGATGCACTTATTGCTGCGGTTTCTATATTAGCAGGAATAGATTCAGAACCCATACCTAAAGGTGTTGTATCATTCCCCATTGCAGACAACACCTCTTGTTTCGCATCAGCACTGATTGATGGTGGTGCAGGGCGTGTAGATTTCTCTTCAGAAATTCTATTCCTTGCTGCATTTGCTTCCATATTTGTTATTTTTTTGAGATTTAGAGCGGTGTCGATTTGATCTATATTCATCATTTCAATCTTACCATTCTTTCTTCTAACCTCAGTACTACCATCAAAACTTGATGAAACTGTTGGTTCAGCTGCTGGTTCAGCAGAAGTCCTACTTGCAAGTTCTGCTTGTACCTTTTCCATATTCTCACCAGACAAATCATTGTCATCTATAATCGCTTGCAGTTGAGCATCAGATGCTCCTGCCAATTGAGATTCATCTATGAGAGATTTTCTAATTCCTCTTTCCGTATAGAGTCCAGATTCTTTTGCTTCTTCAAGTGCATTTCTCTGATCTATTTGTGCTTGTTTTTCATCAGCAGATGAGAAGAGAGATGTAACACTATCCCACATACCACTAATCTTACTACCAAGTCCAGCAGCAAGATCACCTACAGCACTTTTCGCCTCATCAAATGTAGGAAGTTCAATTCCAACTCTTTCGGCAAGTCCTGTTGCAAGAGCACTCATCTTACCAGTAACTTCTGAGAATGTAGGTACACCTAGTGATGTAAGTCCAGCAGATATTGATGTACCAATGCCTGCGATACCAGATTTTATATCATCGAATGTTGGTAGTTCTACACCAGTGAGTTCTGTAAATTTACCTGAGATTGCAGAACCAATACCACTAATTGCATTCTTTACACCCTCAACACTAAATCCTTCTTCACCAAACAGTCCAGTAAACCCTTCAGAGATTTTTGTTCCCAGACCAAGTACACTGTCTTTTACGCCAGAAAGAGTTTCTCCAATATCAATACCTGTGACTTCTGCAAACTTTGTGTTCAGTCCAGTTGCTACACCTAATACCTTATCTTTCAGACCTGTAAATGTCTCTCCAATATCAATACCAGTAAGTTCAGCAAACTTTGTATTCAATGCACTTGCACCAGCAACAATACTTGTTTTGAGACTAGCAAAGTCTGTAGGAATTTCTATACCAGTAAGTTCTGTGAACTTATTACCTAAAGCAGTTGCGCCATCTTTGATTAGTCCTACTGTAGCAGTAAATCCTGCTCCAATATCAATACCTGTCAACTCTGCAAATTTTGTGTTTAGTGCGCTTGCACCGTCTTTGATTGAAGTTACTGTCTCACTGAATTTTGTAGATATTGCAGTACCAACTTCAGACATAGTTCCTAATGGATCTTTTGCAAAGTCGGCAATGCCACCAGCAATTGTACTAACACCACTAGTAAAGGATGACCAACCATTAGAGAAGAATGTACCGATTTTATCCATACCAGCAGAGATAGTTTCTTGAGATACAAGTCCAAATGTCAATCCAGATACCGCACCAGCAATACCTTCTTTAACTGCTGAACCTAATTTACCAGACTTCTTGTATTCTTCAATACCAGCAGACATACCATCAAAGATACCCATTGCAGCGGTGACTGCAAGTCCGATTGGGCCTGCAAACCTTGCTGCAGATGCAACCCCACGAAGTAATCCTTTTCCTACGGTTGCGGCACCTCTTATAGCGCCAGGAGCTGCTCTTGCAACAGTACTAGCCCCTCTTGCGATAGTACTACCAACTGTTTTAACTGCTGTGCTGGCAAAAGCTTTTAGTGCTACAAGTTTAGCACCAATTAATGCTGGTAATCCCATAATTGCAAGTCTTAGAGCACCAAGTTTTTCTAGGAAACCGCCACCCTTGTCTTCATCATTTTCGTTTCCTTCTATAGTTCTTCCAAGAATTCTTTCTAGTAATGAGGTTTGTCTTTGTTGTTCTTCAAGAGCTGATGTGTTAATAAGACGTTCTTCTGCTGCGTCTTCAACCATTGATGCACCGCCTGGCCCAGGCTTTGCGAGGGTTGGTGGTTCAGGCATTTTGTCAGATACTTCTTTACCAAAATCTTTCAATGCACGAAGATTGTCTTCAGAGGATGCATTTGCAGCAGAAATAAATCTTCCATTAGATTCTCTAAGGTTTTTTAGTTCTGCATTACCTTCCTCATTCATTCCCTTGATTTGATCTGCATTGAAACCAAGTTTCTCTGCCGCTTCAATTAACTTTGCCTGTTCTTCTTTTCTTGCAAGTACAAGTTCTTGTTCTGCTTTTTGTAGTAGTAATTGATCTCTGGTGATACCCAAACGCTTTGCAAGATTTGTTTGTTCTTGTTTCTCTCTACGTTTTTTCAATACAACATTACCAACTGCCTTGGCAACATTCATGCCAGGCAAGTTCATAACTGCGTCTTTTAGTTTATCAATACCTACTGCATCTTTAACAGCAGCACCGATTTCCTTATACTCACCCTTTTGGGCCGCAGATATTTTACCAAGTTCCTTTGTAGCTTCAAGCGAACGAGTATTTGCTTCTTTTAGTTCACCAGTTACTTTTACTAAGGATTCGTTGAGAGTATCAGCCATTTACTTTACCTACTTCTTTTTAGTGTATGCTTGCGAACCAAAGAACGCTGCAACTATACCAGCAACAGCAACAAAGTATGTTGGTGCCATGCTTCCTAGTGTTTTTTGTGCTTCATCTAGTCCAACTAATGATGCAATTACTACTGCAAATGGATACAATAGTAGTCCAAACAGAGCGAACCATGTCATTGAGCGCTGAGCGTCCCTCATGGCATCGTTATCTTCTAGTTCTTTACGCTTGAACTCCATGTACATTGCGTGTTCTTCATCAGAAACTTTACCATCACCATTAGTATCTGCTGGATGATGACTTGTTGTCTTAACTTCTTCTTCTGACATAATTATCCCCTCTTATCTGCGGCATTGTGTCTTGCTCGCAATTCTTGTTCTTCCAAGTATTGTTGCAACATGGAAACATATATCTCCCTCTCCCACGGCAACATACTTTCGATTTCAGTTAAAGAATAATTATGCTGATGCATAAGTGTAAAATTTAATCGGTAGTAATTCTCAAGGTTGTTATGAGAGAGGGCTATTAGAAAAAATTCTGCATACCCTCAATTACTACTTCACTCTCCACCCCTGTATTTGGGTTCTTTACTTTAACTGAATGTTTCACTTTAGGCATAGTATTAAAAAACTCTTGAACCTGTTCAAACTGTTTATGAGACAGAGAATCAACAAATTCATCTAATTCTTTAGAATCCATATCTGATTTCGCATATACGTTTTCTTTATCATAAATCTGTGAAATGCAACGCTTCACAATTTCAAATCCTGCTTCACCATCTGATACATTCGTCATATCTGCAATACTATCAATACGAGGGTATTCCAGTGTCATACCAATATCATCAGTCAGTTTAACCTCTGAAGAATGTGATACTTCTCGTACACACTCTACTTCATCAAGGTTAATATCAACTTCTACCTTTGTCTCTTTATCATCTGGACAAGTTATTTTTACTGTTGCAACTTCTCCAATAGACTTAGAACGTAGTTTGATAAAAACGTATTCAATATCAAAGAACGGTAGTTCTCCTGTTTTTAGTTCGCCGAATGTGCAGTTTTCGATAATCTGTTCAACTGCTCTTAACATGTCAGCGTCTTCCCCTGTAGACTGTGCAGTCAGTAGAATCTTTTCTTCTTTAACTAAGAAAGGACGATACTGTACTTTTTGTCCTGTTGAGGGGAGTGTCAACTCATACTTTGCCGAAGCAAGTTTTGGTAATGCCATAATTATTCTCCTATTACATTATGTTACTATTATTTATATCGCTCACTAGAGTCTGAAACTGAGACTTCTACCAATTCTACTGGATATTGTTCGTTTCAGAAAATTCAAAGGGTTGGATGCAATACTACTAAACGCCTGAACTCTGTTTAATGCATTAGTTACATTTGGAGGCAATCCTATTCCAAACAACGATTGAATTCTATACAGTTCACTCAATGCCTGACTACGATAACCACCAATACCTGACTGATTAAAGTTTGAGTCATCTATCCAAGATGCTACATGTGTTCCATTAAAGTTCACAACCAGAGGAGTCCAATTTTTGAACGCCATATTTACTGTTACAGTCAACGTGCTGCTACCTTGATCCATACCGTATTGAAGTGGGCCAACTGTCTTTGGATACACTTCGTGCAATTTTATTGCTGCAGCAGAATTATCATTTTGATCTAATTGGTATATTGTCATTGTTCCTACATAATCATCATAATAGTTCAAATCATATGTACTTGGATTTACAATTTTATCCTGCCAACCATTGAAAAATTCTCTTGCTCTATGATCTGCATCAAGGATATATGTAACTTCAATATCCTCAGCAAAACTGATACCGTTTGCCATCTCATAGGATGGGCCATATGCATTTTCGTTTGGTGTGGTTGTGATGTTTTTGCCAGGCATAGAAACACTCTGAATTCTAAGTTCCATCTCTGCATCATTCCACTGTACACCAGCTGGTGGATTCATCATCACATGAAATAGATTTGGTTTTGCAATACCCTTATTAAAGGTTCTCTGGAATGCTTGTATTTTACTACCCATTATTGTGCCATCCTTCTGGAATCAGAATATACTTTGTTTTCACTTGCTTTGACAAACTTTTGTACTGGTAACAATACTGCTGTCATCATTTCATCTGCATCAATCACTCTAAATGGTGATCTTACATGTTCTAGTAAGTATCTTTTTACTGTAGGTTTGACTAGTGGATTTCTTTTTATTCTATTCCATGTCAAACGAATTCTTGTTTTATCTGTTAGTTTATCATCTGATGCATATTCCGATATTACATTTAAGAGTTTTACTCGCATAGGGATTGATAGATAATGGAAGTTCAATCCAATAAATCCACCCTCTGCAATCTCAATGGGCAGGATGAGTGGGAATCTATCGTAATATGGTAATTGTGCTTTGTACTTTGGATCATATAGGTAGAAGTTCATTTTACCAAACATAGGGGCAGCTCTTACCTTGCCCTCACTGATAAGTTCTCTTGGTGCTGGTGTTCCTAAATCACGAATCTGCTGTCTAAACCATCTGACAGACCTTTCGTTGCCACCACTTCTTTCTAATATTTCATCAAAGTAAGTCATACTTCTATTTATACGACTAACCTACATGGTCTTCAGTTAGAATCTTAAATTCCATACCTCTGTCCTTGCACCATTCTATCGCCGACTCCCACTTTGCTTGGTTGACGCCCCATGTACGGACTTCATTTATAAACCTTTGAGTTTTGCGTTTAGGAGTTTTGGGTGGGCCACATTGTGCTTTTGGTTTGACTTCAATTATCATCTTTTTGATAGTCTTGTCCTTTTGCCGCACTTTTATGTAGAAATCAGGGAAATATCGCCGCAGTTTTCCGTCAAGGGGAGATACATATGGTATGATAACTTCTTCACTGCCCCACTCTAATATTTCTTTAGTGTTGTCACAATACACCATAAATCTACGCTCCCATAGAGAACGGTAAAAAATCTTATTGACATCTCCACGATATTTTGTTATGTTAGTTGGTATGTATTTTCCACTATATGCCATGACAAACCTTATAAATACTTTTATGAAACTTTCTAGGAGTATTTAGGTATGGGATTTACCATCAGATTTGGTTCAAGGCCTATTGCAAATTTTACTGGGGCGCCCGGCAGAATTGCAAATCATGGCAATTTAGAATACGGCGCTAGGCGTGGACATAATGCTGGACACTTTGTTAGATTTAATTCTAAAGTACAAATGAATGAAGGTATTTCTTTGACTGGCGGAGCTCACTCAGAATTGCCAGATAACTCCCCTCAAAACATAGTTGTTCCCAGACCACCCAGAAGACATTCTGCTGGTTCTGTAACTCTTTATATGCCTGCACAAATTAACGTATCACAAAAAGCAAACTATGGTGAACCAGAAATGGGTATTGCAGTGGGTAGTGTAATATCTGGTATGAAAAATATTGGCGCCGGCGAAGGTGGTTTTGGTGGTACTCTTGATTCTCTAGTAAAAACATTCCAAGACAACACTGGTGGAGCAGGACAACTTGCTGCTGATGCTATTGAGGGTGTTGGAGCAACAGGTGCTGGTTCTGCAAAACAAATTAATGCTGGTAAGGTTACTAATAATACTACAGAATTAATGTTTGAAGGCATTGACAGAAGGGCATTTTCTTTCTCATTCAGACTAATTCCACACAATGCTGCAGAGGCAGATCAAATTCAAAATATTGTAAATTCTTTCAGATATCACATGGCGCCATCTAAACCAGGCGATGGTGCGTTTGGAAGAACTCTTGTTGCACCATCAACATACGATATTAATTATTCACATCAAGCAGAACTTCACAGGATTTCAGAATGTGTTCTAGAAAGTGTTGATGTTAAATATGGTGGGGATCGTCCACAGTTCTATAGAGACAATCGCCCGACAGAAACAGAACTAACTCTACAATTCAAAGAACTAGAGATTATGACAAAAGACCGAATAGAGGAAGGATTCTAATGTATTTTGTACACTTCCCAAAAGTTGACTATGATAAGAATGGTGATGGAGTACCAATCCGAATTACTGACATTACTCGCAGGGCGAGAATAAATCCGAATACTCTTTTGTATGGGACAGCTCTTGATTATTATGATATCACAGATGGAGAAACACCAGAAAGTGTTGCATTTGACTATTATGGTGATGCTGGTTTACACTGGATTATTATGATGACAAATAACATAAATGATGTATACACAGACTGGCCTATGACAGTTCCAAGATTAGAAGCATTTGCAAAATCTAAATATGATAATGTAGATGCCATACATCATTACGAAATATATCAAGAGTCGGGTGACACATCAGAGGTAATTGAAATACCAAATGATAATGCTCAAACGATTCCTGTCGATGCAACCGCTATCACAAACTTTGAATACGAGCAAAGAGAAGTTGAAAAGAAAAGAAGAATTAGACTTGTACGTCCAGAGTATATCGAAACTGTACGAGATGAGTTTAGAAAAATCATTAGGGCTTAAACATGGCAGCACTTAATTATGCTGGTGAGTATATTATCAATGAATGTAAGATTGCCTCGACAAGTGGCGTTATCGTTGATGTTACCGATCTAGTATCTACAATCAATATCTTTGAAAATATTTTCAAAACCTCTATCACAGGTGACATTGCCCTTGTGGACACAAAAAATCTATTGTCAACTCTTCCTATTATTGGACAAGAGAAACTTATCCTAAAACTATCTACACCTCAACACCCAGAACCTTTATATGATAGGACTACAACGATTGACTTTACAGAACATCCTCTGTATATCTACAAGGTAGACAACAAAGTAAAGGTTAACGAAAGTACAGATGCATACACCCTATCTTTCACTACTGCTGAAGCAATCCGTAGTAATAGAATTAGAGTAAGTCAGGCGTTTGATGGAGAACCCGCTGTAGATATCGTCCAAAAAATTATCAGAGATGAAGACTTATTAAACTCTAAAAAGGAATACTATTACGAGGAGACAGCAAACAACTACAAGTTTGTTTCTCCAAATATGCGTCCACTTGATTTTGTCAATTCAATTACAAAAAGATGTTTATCTTCTGAATATAACTTTGCACCTACATTCCTCTTCTATGAGACATGCAAAGGATTTTTCTTCAGAAGTATAGATAGTATGATGGACAGAAAAAATGTCAGAACTGTGTTTATGCAAGAACCACCAAACTTAGGTGACACAAATCCACAAAGACATCTTCAAAACTTAATTTCATATGCACCAACAAGTTCAACTAACGTCATGTCCAATATGAGGAAGGGTATGTATGGTTCGAACCTATTGATGATTGACTTAGTAAACAAGACAGTAGAAAACTTTACCTATGATTACTTTGAAAGTTTTGAAGAGGGCGAAAAACAAGATGTTCATGCAGATAAACATGCTGCTTACGCTACACAAAGAGCGCCACTTGCATCACAGTCAAAAGATGACTTTGGTAATTTCCTATCAGATTACAGGGAGTCTACTCTCTATATGCAAGCAGTGGATAGAAACCAGCCTGGCGGTTTGTTATCAGTACGTCACACTGGACAGTACGATTATACTGGAACAGATAGTTGGTTGCAGAGGAGAAAAGGTAGATTCGCTGCAATGGAAGCTGCTCTGACTATGAATCTAGAAGCACATGGACAAACCTCACTGTCTGCTGGAGATTTGATAGGATTAAATTTGAGAAGCGAAAATTCTATGGTTGCAACTGGACAAGGTGATCCATATTTGAGTGGTAGATATCTTATCACAAAAATGAGACACAAGTTTACCAAAGGTGACGGACAACCAAAACACACATGTCATATGGAAGTTATTCGTGATACTGTTAAAGAACCATATCCAGTGAATGGTGTTGCTGTCTTTGACGGTGGAATTCCTATTGACGAAAAAATACCAACAGGTGAAGAAGATCCAAACATTTCACTATACTAACAAGGAGGGCCAATTACAACTCAATTTCGTTATGATTCACTTAACCAAATAAACGAGGTAACACATGACCACTAAACTCAAAAACAGACTTAAAAAAATGCAATTTCAAAAAAGACTGAACCGTAGGGTTATAATTGAGGATACAGGGGATGATAAATACTATGAGGAAATATACTCAAACAAGATTCGAGAGTTGTTAGGACAAACACATGAAGACATTTCAGGACATGCAAGAGGGGGTTTACGATCCCAACATATTTAAGGCGATATTCCTAGCTGGTGGCCCAGGCAGTGGTAAGTCCTACGTTGTTCGTAGGACTACCGGCGGACTTGGAATGAAGATTGTCAACAGTGACGATATCTACGAGAAGATGTTGAAGGATGCTGGACTAGAACCAACACCAGAAGACATCTTTTCAGACAAAGGACAAGAGATTCGTGTCAAAGCAAAAAGAACCACAAAGGTAAAACAGGGTGGTTTCTTAAATGGTAGACTTGGTATCATCATTGATGGTACTGGTAAAGACTACGATAAGATTGCAAAACAGGTACAAGGACTAAAGAACCTTGGATACGAGTGCTCTATGGTTTTTGTCAATACTTCACTGGACACTGCACAAGAACGTAATCAGATGCGTAAACGCACGTTGCCTGAAAAACAGGTTGCCCAGATGTGGAATGAAGTACAGAGAAATATCGGTAAATTCCAATCATTATTTGGTTCTAGGAACTTTATTATTGTGGATAACAATGACGCTGGTGAAGACGTATTCGCCAAGGTATGGAAACGAATCAGTAAAATGGTTAAGTCTAAGGTGACGAATCCTATCGCAAAACGGTGGATTCAACAGGAATTAGACAAGAAAAAACGATAAAATCTAAACTTTTTTTCAAAAAAATTATAAGTCCTTGTTCTGCAAGGACTTTTTTTTCGTCTTTTTTACAAAAAAGACTTGACTTTGTTCTCAAAACATGTATAATAGTAGTATAAGTTGAGAAAAGAGAGAGAAAGATATGACACCATTTAATAAAGAAGAATTCACTTGGGACGGTATGTATCTGATGTATCGTGGACGCCACACTAAGTCTGTAAATATGGAAGTGGCTCGTCCAGACTGTCATCCATCTTGGATTGGACTGCCCCAACCCACATTTATCGCAAGATTTAAGTATGGGTATAAACCTTGGAAGGCTTGGGTAAACTTCTTGGTAAAGAACTGTACTATTGAACAGTACATTGAACTCCAAGAAAATGACTCGCCTGTTGGTGCAATGGAACAACTTGGTTACAAGGGGAAGAAATAATGGAACAGATTGCTCAAATGCAAAAAGAATATGAGTTTTTCAGTGACATGCTAAAGACACTGGAGACAATCCAAAAGCATACGCCTGGCAATGGTTTTGCCAAGATGAAGTGTCTTGAAAAATTGGAACAACTTGAGGCGGCATTCGATAGAATTGACTATGCTACTCAAGTGACTTATGATTAATTTAACTAAGGAGAATATATAATGAAAGAATTATTTGTAGTAGTTGCGTTACTGAGTGGTGGCGCTAGTGAAGAAGAAATAAAGCAGAAAGTGATTCAATCACAATTGCAGAATACAATCGTAACTGAACATTTGCATATTTCTACTAATCAATTAGGTACGAAATATCACAAAATGGAATGTTGGACTACCAACATTTATCACAGTGACGGTTCAATAACTCCAAAGGTACAATGCCAATGACAGTATATTTAGATATGGATGGAGTCCTTGCAGACTTCTTTAAGGGATTGGAACAGTTTTACAATGTTAGACATTGGAAACAAATCCAAGACAAAGAGAAATCAATCCAAGCTCTTGCTGGAACTGACTTCTTTAACACACTGGATGTTTTCGAAACATCTCAAGAATTGGTAGATTTTGCTAAGTCAACTGGTGATTGGGGTATTTGTTCTTCACCTCTCAGGGGTGACAGGGACAACTCTGCATACTGGAAAAGAGTATGGTTGACAGAGAAACAGTTCTTGCCTGAGGTGAATAAGTTGATATTCACAGGACAGAAAGAAAACTTTGCAGTCGATAAGATTGACGGTACTCCAAACATCTTAGTAGATGATAAACCATCTAACATTAAGAGATGGAATGAAGCTGGTGGTATCGGTATCAGATATCAAGCCAATGAAGATGACTTAGTAGAGTATTTGTTTGAGGAAATCAAACATGCTCTTAGCTAAGTACAGAGATTGGGAGCCTATTATGGAGGCTCACGGTTATGAACTTGGATTGACAGTACATGACGATGGTGATTGTCGTAAGTGGGATTGGGAGATATACAAGTATGTCAAAGACCAAACCTATGATGACAGCACCATCGTTTACCATATGTACGAATATGTGGGAAATTTAGATGTATCTCCTTATAACAGAAATACCACAGAAATCCGCAAATTATTTGCAAAAAAAGCGAAAAAACTTGCAGAAAACACTTGACATTTGTTGTAATAACATGTATACTGTATAGGTAAGATTGAGAAATAAGGAGTGATTATGGAATTCAAAGAGTTTATGGAATGGGTTTGGGATCAAAAGACTGTCAACGGACAGACTGTTCTCGACAAGCGTGTTTGTTACGGCGCTGAACCCGACATCCAATTCACTGTTCAAAATGAAGGTGGAGAGATTGCCTTTGTGAGTGCAAAAGAGATGTTCTGGAATCAAATGGCAGAGATTGCTGAGATGCAAGGTGCCGCAGATAATGGAGTTGCTTTATGGTAAGTGCTTTTGGTGGTATTCTAGTGATGATCGGTTTTATGATGATTGCCGGAAGTGCGAATGATTGTGATGGTGCTTGTATGGAATATGCAAACACTTTAGGTGAAATGGCATTAATAATCTTTTTGGGGTTGACAATGACCGCAATAGGTGGTATAATGCTTTATATTGATAATAATGGAGAGTGAAATATGACTAATGTTCTTAGTTTTGATGCAGATGATTCTGTTAATGTTAATGGTACTTCTTTACAGGGTACAATCAAGGCAACATACCTTGAGTTGTGTGAGGTGTTTGGTCAACCAACCTACACTGACGCCGACCCTTATGAGAAGGTAAACGCTGAGTGGGCGGTTGAAGCAAAAACCCTCAGTTCATGGGCTGATGATGAAGAGGATGCAGAGAGTTCTGTGTTCACCATATATAATTGGAAGATGGGATATATTCCCACTGAAGAATATGATTGGCATATTGGTGGTAATGATTTTGGAGCGGTTGAAATTGCAGAAACAATACTCAAAGACAACTTATCTTAGGTTGATTAATAATGCAGAGGTAGCGTATCAGAGATGCGTTGCTTCTGGTTCTGAATGGGGTCAAAACTATTGGAGAACAGTAATCAATGAGTTACTTAGAAAAGCGCAACTCACTGTCCATTAGTGAGTTAGCAGAAAAATATGGTGAGTCTATCGACAACTTGTCGGTAGATGTTTTGATGGAGGCGATATATAATGAGCGGAATGCACCTGATGCCAGTCTACTACAACAGTCTGAGCACGAAACGAAAAAAGAAGAAGAAAGTTAATCCACAGAAGTACGAAACTCAGTGGAGACAACACAACAAATTCCTAAAGTCCATACGGTGTCCAATTATCACATTGAACGAGTATGTTGACTATGTTCAAGGCAAATCTAAATACAAACCCAAAGAGGGAAAGTGTTTCGGCAGCACGACAGTCTCCAAAACTGTAAGGCGGGGTTCGACTCCCTGTCCCTCTGCCACTCCATCTATCGGTAATGGTATAGGAAATGCCTTAAAAAAAGAACGTCCAACATACAATGGTAATGTTGTTATTGGACAGGCATATAACAAGGGTGGACTACAAGTCTTATCCACACAAGAAGCTAATGACCCAGACACGGGCAAAAGAAGGTGAGTGATGTATAAAGTAACAGCATGGTGGAAAGATAAAAAAATATCTCAGAAGTTCTATGACATACATGATGCAATAGAATTTCGTGATGATGCTGATGCACACTATCCTACAAAGATAATATTCAGAAAGGTAATATCAATGAGGGAATTTATTTACAACAGTTGGAATGTAGTGATGGATCACGAGAAGAATCCATTGAGTTCAATTCCAGATTTTAGTACACGGCATATGATTATGCAAGTTTTAGCATGGATGTGGTGTATCGTATTTGGTATCATGGTTGGTAGCATGTACATGGGGGTGTTTAGTATGGCACTTCACACTCTATTGATTGGAGCAATAGCAATCACTGTTGGTACTTTCGAAACTGCTAAACGCCGTCCACAATTCTTTGGTGGATTTGGTAGAGGCAAAGGCGGAGAACATGAGTAATCAACATAATTATTGCACAACTAAAGGACTGCTACCAGCATTCCTTATCATTACTTTTTTTATTGTGGGTGTTCCAATACTATTAGTGGACAATGCAAAATACTGTAAACAAAGTATCGTGCCTTGCTATCCTTGGACGGTGCCAGAATGACACCTAGAGAATCGGCACAATTAGAAGCAGAAAAGACATTTGATACTTTTATGATGTGGAGTAAACGAGCGACTGTTTATATCTGCATTGGGCTATTTGTTGTGGTGTTCGCCTGCAACAATGGGGTCGAGACAGGCCCTAATTCCACAGGTAGTGGATATAATGGTGAACAATATAACCCATCTAATTTGAACGTGAAAGGAGAATAATTATGGCGTTTGAGGTGAGAAAGATGCACAAACTGTCTGACCAAATCGAAGCACTTGCATACGATTGGGCAGCGACAGATGTGTGTGAATATTTTGACGTAGAGTTTGTTGGTGAACTGACAGAAGAGCAGGCAACAGAAATGTACAACTATGCTGAGAGTGAAGAGTGCTACGAAGGATATGTCGGCACTGTATTGCGAACCATGTACGAACAGTGGGCAGAGGAGAATCAACAAGATGGCGAATAACGTACATTGGAGTCTCAGTTTTCGTTCAATCAACGATGAGGCAAAAGCAAGATTTGTTGAGATGCAATCACGCATTCGTAATGAAGGACTGCATAGTTGGTTTGCTGATATGTGGGTGGATGGTAAGGATGGTTCGCCGACTTACGATGAAACCGAAAAGTATGAGTGGACAACAAACAACATCGGCCCAAAGTGGTGCTATGTTGAGGATATGGAAGACGATTATATGTCTGGTGAGTCTGCATGGTCAGCGCCAGAACAAGGTGTTGAAACCATAATCTCAGAACTGAGTGAACTTGACCCCGAAATGATTACTATCTTTACCTATGAGGATGAGATGCCAAACTTCTTTGGTATTGGTATCTATGAGGGTGCTGATTTGGTTGATGGGTTTGAGGACGAGTATGATGATCTTATTCAACGAGCAATAAGTAGTCATCCAGATGAACTTGATGGTAACTGGAACGCTGAGGAAGAGTGTTGGATGAATGAAGAAGCAGAAGAATTCTTTTATGACGTTCAATATGAAATCATGGGCGATGCACAAATGTCACTTGCAGATGAAACTGCAAATTGGATTAAAGAAAGAAAAGAGGAGAGTGTTGAATGACAGAAGAAAATAGGCGTGTGATTAAGGAAGAAAAGGTAACGTATTACGAAGAGATAGTGGATGATGTAAGACGTATTCGTAAAGAAACGACTACATTTACATTCTTTCCAAAGGGTACTACGCACCACAATCCAACTATTACAACATCAGTCGAATACCTATGATTGTAATGAAACCTGTCGATTATAGAGTTGCAACTCTATTTGTACAGGAACGTCACTATAGTCCAGTGATGCCAAAACTAACCAAGCACTATTTGGGCGCATACCAAGATGATGAATTGGTAGGTGTCCTTACGCTTGGTTGGGGTACAAATCCTATGGGTACAATCAAGAAGATGTTCCCAGAACTTTCTACATGTGACTACTATGAGATAGGTAAGATGTGTATGGATGATAAGATGCCCCGAAACTCTGAGTCACAGATGCAGAGTGCTACTATTGCATGGATGAAAGAGAACACACCAGACGTTAGGTTTCTATACACATGGGCAGATGGTATCGTGGGCAAACCTGGCTACGTTTATCAAGCAGCGAACTTTCTGTATGGTGGATTCATATGGAGTGACGTATATGTCACAGATGAGGGCGAGAAGGTACACTTCAGAACCATTCAACGTAAGATGAAGAAGGTAATGAACCGTATGGATACCAAGTATGGGCCCAGACCTTCAGACGCACATATGGGTGAATTAGGGTTCTCTCGTGTGTGGGGTAAACAGTTTCGATACATTTATCCTATCACCAAGAAATCTAGAAAGTTATTAAAACATTCTGCAATGGAATGGACACTAGATTATCCAAAGGACAAAGACTTGCAGTGGAAGATTAAACGTCCAGGCGAGCTATCCTACACGCTTACAGACACCATTCCATACGAACATCGTGGAGACAGTGTAGAACACAATAAGAGTAACGTAAATAAAGTTGCCGACAAATATGGGGTGGCAACGCTTGACAATTTCTTTACATAGTGATATAAATACATGTAAGGAGATTTGCCATGCCAGCGATACAAACAAAAGACTTCAACAAAACTGCTTCTAGTGGGCCATATGCTGGTGAAACTAGGGACAATATTTTTGAACTTAAAATCAAAGATAAGAAAGATTTTGTTCTTGGAACAAGTAAGTCTGGTAAAAAGGTTAAGGGACTAGAGTACAACAAGAAGACACGAGAGTTCACTTACAAAGATGGCACAAAAGAAGTCACAGTCAAGTTCTCTAAGATATTCAAAGACCCAGACTTTGGTGGTGGTTCTGGTTCTGGTGGTGGTGCAGCAGATACTGCTCTAACAGAATCATTACAATGTTACTACTGTTCATATGTATTCAACTATGCAACATCCCATCCATGCAAATCTGTATCAGATGCACAACTAAAACAAGCTGGTGCATATGCACATACAGATAAGACACTTGACCAGTGTTTGAAATCTGGCCCTGCTGATTGGATTGCATCAGACGTATATCTAAAGACTGCAAACAAGATGTACTCTGAGTTAAAGTTTGCAACAGGTAAGGTACATTTCCATCGTGGTTCATCATTTATGAACGCAGTATACGCCGCAAAGTCAGACTGTCATAAGAAAGACAAGGCGTCTGGTAATGCACAAGCGCCCGGCAGTTTCTCACACGATAAGTGGAATCCTGGCGATATCTGGGCATCTACATTCTCATCATCATCTACACCACTAGCAAAATTTACTGACTCATGGGGGCAACTCAATGGAGAGGTACTTAGACTTGGTGGTGGTGGAGACAAGAGAAACATCCAACTCTTAGGTATATCACTCAAGAAGATTGGTGCATCTGCTTCTGCAAAGTTACAAGAGTTCTCTACACCAGCACAGAAAGCAGGCAGAGAGACATATAAGTGGGAAGGGTACACTTATGGTAAGACAGGAGACTTCTTTAACTCACAAGACATCTATGTAAAGATATCTGGACAAGAAGTACAGTTCAGAACATTTGGTGGTTCTACGTCATGGCAGGGTGAGGTAAAGGGTGCATCTGCAGCTGGTGGTAAAATCGGGGGTGGTAACGTAGACTTCTATACAAAGAAGATATTCAAGAAGAGTGTGTATGGTAGTAAGACAAGTGAAGCACAGTTCTTGACCGAATCAAAGAGTACTTCATTTAATTATGACAAGAAACTCTATGATGCATATGTTAGACATTGGGGTGGACAAACACAATCTAAACCAAAACTAAACGAACAAGAATTTATGTTATTATTGGGGGAGTCTGATGACAACTTCAAGAACAGTAAGATACTGTGCATGAATTTCCTAGACGCAGTGATGAGTGGTAGCGGGCCTCAGAGAAATGATTTTGCAACTGCACTATTCAGATACGCTAGTTCAGACACCGACCAATCAAGTTATTTTGTAAAATTGTATTGACATTCTTAATATAGGATGGTATGATATATAATAGAATATCAAATAGAGGTTATCTATATGCCAGCACTATTCAAACCAGACAGGTTCGACATCGAGCAGGAAATCATGCAAATCGGACACTTTGCCGATATAATCAAGAATTACGCCGATATGTTGTATGACGGACGGCGCCAACAGTCAACAGACGATATTCATACAACTCTACATGGGTTTGCTAATCTAATAGAAGCACACTCAGAGACCATGTATGAAACTCACTGTAAACACTACGACCTAAACCAATATGCTAGAAAGGTATACGATGGAGTTTCAACGGAAGATTAAACACTTAGAAGGCCAACATCAGAAACTACATAAGAGAGTAGAAGCGCTGGAAGCAGAGAACGCCCCAGAGTTTTCTGTTATGAAAGCAAAGAAAGAGAAACTTCTGGTAAAGGATGAAATCAATCGACTCTACGCTCAGTACGAGTCAGACAGCGGAATAGAGTATTTTGGACGATGAAGACAAAGATACACATCAATCAACACATTATTAAGAGTAATGCAAAGACAGGAGAACGTGAACCTGTGATTACATGCAAAACGTATAAAGAGAATAGGTATGGACATGAGGTGCATATCAAGGGCGACAGTAAAGTCGTGTACAGTCCAGACAAACCACTATCATGTGGTGCAAAGGTATGGATTGAGACTGAGGGCGAGGTTATTGTGATATGAGCAATATCGGTGTAAATGTTGTTGTAACATTAGACAAGTTTGCGACATGCGACTTGCTAAAAGAACTGTATAACCGTATTGCAGACAGACTGGGCGACCCAGAACCACAACACGACCCTTGTATTGACAAGTTGACTGATAAGGAGATTAATGACTTGCATGTCACACTCTTTCAGATAGACAGACGTTGGTATGAGTTGGAACGTGCAAAGATGATGATCGAAAGGAATCAATCAGATGTTTAGTAAACAATGCAAAGCTCACCTAGAAGAGAAGGGTGAGACAGCACTAGAACACATGGGTGTTGCACTCAAGACTGCTGCAAGACTACAATTGCTTGTGCCTGCCCTTGTCATTCATTCGGTAGCACCAAGTTTATTTACCAATACGACTACGGACGTATTGAAAGACATACTGGACAGTAGAAAGTAGTATGAAGTGGGCATCGTTGGATTTACACATATCGAAGGTTCGTGGGTAGGAACTATGTTGTTCGTCAAGGGA